GAGAGGTCCACCAACCGGGGTGGCGAGTATTTCGCCATCGGTGCCGAGGGTGCCATCGCCGGTAAGGGTGCCGACCTGTTCATTATCGATGACCCGCATTCAGAGCAGGATGCGGTGATCGGCGAGAGCAATCCGGAAGTCTACAACAAGGTGATGTCTTGGTATGAGGGCGGTCCACGCCAGCGCCTCCAGCCGAATGCCGCGATCATCGTGGTCATGACGCGGTGGTCGCTGCGCGATCTCACGGGACAGCTTCTGCGGAAGCAGATGGCCGACCAGCACTCCGACCAGTGGGAGATCGTCCAGCTTCCGGCGATCCTGCCTTCCGGCAGACCGATCTGGCCGGAATATTGGGCCTTGGAGGAACTGCTTCGCACCAAGGCGTCGATCCCGATCTCCAAGTGGAACGCCCAGTACCAGCAGAACCCGATCTCCGAGGAAGGCGCACTGATCAAGCGCGACTACTGGCTGAACTGGGACAAGCCAAAGCCGCCGAAATGCGACACCATCATCCAGTCTTGGGACACCGCCTTCACCAACAGCACCCGTGCCGATTATTCGGCCTGCACCACATGGGGTGTGTTCGTGGATGAGGAGGACGAGAAGGCTCGCAACAAGGTCATCCTGCTCGACGCCATCAGGGGCAAGTGGGAATTCCCCGAACTGAAGAAGCAGGCCAAGCGGCACTACGAGGAATGGGAACCCGACATCTGCCTGATCGAAGCGCGTGGCGCAGGGCAGCCGCTGATCTACGAGTTGCGGACGATGAACATCCCGATACAGGATGTCGTCGTCGGTCGCGGCGGCACCGGCAACCCCAACGACAAGATCAGCCGGGTCAATTCGATCACCGACATTTTCGCCTCCGGCATGGTCTATGCACCGAAGCTGAAGTCTTGGGCGCAGGAGGTCATAGAGGAATGCGCCGCCTTCCCTGCCGGGGAGCATGACGACTACGTGGACACCGTCACCATGGCGATGCAGCGCTTCCGCACCGGAGGCTGGATCGGCACCGCCAATGACGACGACGAGGACTTCCGCAAGGCGGCAGTGAGAAAACTCGAATATTATTAAGAGGTCAGACCGATGCCCATCGCCCCCGCCATGACGCCGATGCAGGACGAGATGCCGCCGATGGGTGGCTCTCCGCTCGATGTTGAGATCGTCCCGGACGGGCCGAGCGACATGCCGACCGAGGAGCCGTTGGGTGAAGACGGCTCCGAACACCGCGCCAACCTCGCCGAGTTCCTTGAGGATGGAGACCTCGCCAAGATCGCTTCCGATCTGGTCGAACTGGTCGAGGGGGACGAGATGTCTCGCGCCGACTGGATCGAAACCTATTCCTCCGGTCTGGACTATCTCGGCTTCAAGGGCGAGGACCGCGACCAACCGTTCAAGGGATCGTCTGGCGTCTACCACCCGGTCATGACCGAAGCCGTGGTGCGCTTCCAGTCCAACGCCATCATGGAAATCTTCCCCGCCAACGGGCCGGTGCTGACCAAGATGTACGGGGATGAAACGCCGGAGAAGGTCAACATCGGCAAGCGCGTCAAGGAGGAGATGAACTACCAGTTGACGGAGAACATGAAGGAGTACCGCAACGAGACGGAGCAGCTTCTGTTCAGGCTGCCGCTCGCTGGCTCCGTCTTCAAGAAGGTCTATTACGATCCGCTGAAGAAGCGGCCTTCCGCCTGCATGGTTCCGGCAGAGGACTTCATCGTGGATTACGGCTGCTCCGATCTGGAGAATTCGGAGCGCTACACCCACGTCATGCGCAAGTCGCCCAATCAGGTGAAGAAGCTGATGCGGGCCGGGTTCTACCGCAAGCTGTCGCTGGAGAAGCCAGCCGTCGAGGTGCCGAAGGAAGGCAGGCTGAAGGAAGACGAGATCACCGGCATCGAACAGACGCCGCACACCGACAATCGCCATGTGCTGTGGGAAATCCACGCCTACTACAACCTGCCGGGTATCCTGTCCGACCCCGACGAGATCGCCGACCCGTACATCATCACCATCGAAAAGCAGAGCCGGAAGGTTCTTGCCATCTACCGCAACTGGAATGAAACCGACGACCAGCGGGTGTCCGAGCAGTATTTCGTCCACTACCAGTACATGCCCGGTCTGGGCTTCTATGGCATCGGACTGATCCACCTCCTCGGTTCGATAGCCAAGGCGTCCACATCCATCCTGCGCCAGTTGATCGACGCTGGAACCCTATCCAACCTTCCCGGTGGGTTGAAGACGAGGGGGCTTCGCACCAAGGGGGACGACGCTCCCATTGCCCCCGGTGAGTGGCGGGATGTGGACGTTCCTGCCGGGACCATCCAGCAGAACCTGTTCCCGATGCCATACAAGGAACCGTCCGCCGTTCTGGCCGGTCTGCTCAACACGCTGGTCGAGGAGGGCAGGCGCGTCGGCTCTATCGCCGATACGGAGATCACCGCGCAGACGATGAGCGCCCCTGTCGGAACCACGCTCGCCCTGCTTGAGCGTTCGATGAAGGTGATGACCGCCGTCCATGCAAGGCTGCATGCGTCTCTCCGGCGCGAATTCGGCCTGATCGCCAAGGTGATCTTCGACTACATGGACGATAAGTACGTCTGGGACGAGATGGGTCAGTTCAACCGGCGGCAGGATTTCAACGGCAAGACCGTGGATGTCGTGCCGGTGTCCGATCCGAATGCCTCCACGCAGGCGCATCGCATCATTCAGGCGCAGGCGGTGCAGGCGCTCGCCGCGCAGGCTCCCGAACTCTACAACATGAAGGAACTGCACCGCGCTGGATTGCAGGCTATCGGCATCAAGAACGACGAGAAGATTTTGCCGATGGACCAGCCGCCGCCGCGCATGGACCCGGTGCAGGAGAACATGGCGATGCTGACCGGGCAGCCGACAAAGGTGTTCCCAGATCAGGACCACACCGCCCATATTCAGGTGCATCTGTCGATGCTGACCGATCCCAAGATACTGGAGATGCTGAAGGCTTCGCCGAAGGCGGCGCAGATGCAGGGTGCTATGGAAGCGCATATGTCGGAACATCTGGCCCACCAGTACCATGGCGAGATACAGCAGATCATGGGTGTCCAGCTTCCGCCTCTTGGGCAGGAGCAGCCGCCGGAAGTCGAGGGCATGCTGTCCCGCGCCTTGGCTGACGCCTCTGTCCGTCTCAGGGAACTGCATGACCAGCAGGCCAAGCAGAAGCAGGCCGAGCAAATCGCCACCGATCCGGTGTTCCAGTTGCGCGAGAGGGAAGTGGCCCTCAAGGAGAAGGCGCAGGAACACAAGGAGAAGGAAGCCGCCGTGGATCGCGTCCTCGACGTAGCCAAGGAAGCCAAGGACGAGAAGCTGGATTACGCCCGCATCGACAGTCAGGAGAAGCAGACCGCCTACAAGATCGGTGCCGATCTCATCACCTTCGGTCAGGAACTGGAGAACTCGGAACGCCTCGACAGCATCAAGATCGCCAAGGAGGTGGTCGAAAGCATCTCCGGCAAGGTGCAGGAAGCCCAGAAGATGGGGCAGGATCAGGCCGACAAGGTGGAGGAGCGCGACCGCAACAGCCGCGAGAAGCAGCTTGACCGCGAGAGCAAGGAGCGGCTGGCACAGATGAAGGCCAAGCCGAAGCCGAACGGGTCGCCCTCATGATGCAGGAGAAGATCATCGCGCTGCTCAAGCGCGAGATGGACACCATCGAACACAATATCAACGGCGGTTCCTGCCCGGACTTCGTCACCTACCGCGAACAGGTCAGCATGCTGAAGGCGTTCCGCGCGGCGAGCGATATCGTCAAGAAAGCCTTGGCCGAGGACGGGGACGAAGATGACCAGTAGCCGGGGTTCCGGTAAGTTTGACCGGTCAAACTTGACGGTCTGACAAGGGGTGCCGTATCTTAGACTTGCATCACGCTCTTGGAGAGTGATGTTCCTTGAAGGCTTTCTCCTTGCAACCCCGCCCGGCCAGACCGGAGCGGGGTATTTTTTGAGGTGTTTCCGTGTACGCCACGCATCTGAAGGACGTTGAGGGTTCGGTCATTCCGGACCCGAAAGGGTACAAGCTTCTCGTCGCAATCCCATCCGTCGAGGAGAGAACCGCAGGCGGCATCA